ATAAGAATATCACTATTCCCCATATCAGTTTTACTAATGATACGAGTATCAACTGCTAATTTTGGCATTGCACTATCAGTTTCAACTCTTAAATTTAGTGGAGTTGCATCTGAAAGAATACCAACAGGTTTATATGTTGGATTAGTATAAAGCTGTGCTTCAGCATGTAAATAAAATCCAGCAGGATGTACAAACTTTTTATATAATTGTTCCCAGTCTTTTAATGGTACTGTGGTCTTTATAAGATGAGATAGTACTTGATGTAATCTTCCATCTTGCATTTTCTTAGAAGATTTTGGACCAAGAATTGATAATGGATCATCTAATGTAAAAATTTTATCTTTTGGGTATTCAACTTCTGCATATGTATTAAAGAATCCTCTAAAGAAACCTTCAGAAGAATAAAGAGAACCTTTTACTCTAAAAAATTTAGCAAGGTTCTTTAGTATTTCTCTTGGGTTTGAGACAAACTCCGATGATAAACTAAGACCTATTTCATCAAATAGATTATCAAGATATTTTAAATCTGTTTTTCCTATATCTCTTATTTCATATAAGTCTTTTATAGTATTACCGAAATTTCCATCACTATCTAAAGCATCATAGTAAGTTTCTAAAAACTGAATAAGATTAGGATAATCAGCAGCAAAATATTCTGGAAGAATATCTCTTACATAGTCAGCTCTAAGTGATAAATTATTTCTATCTTCAGACATTGTATTACAACGCTACCTTTGTATTTTGCTCATTCTTTAGTGGCTGCATTCTTAATTTTGCAGTATCCAATCTTAGTACATAATTTCTTAGAGGTGAAATCATACTCTGATCAAGCGGCGTTGAACTGAATGTGATATATGTAGTTCCAGTTGATATTGAGACTGGAGCAAAACCGTTAAGATTTACACTACCTTTTTGATAATCATAACTTCCAATATCTTCTACAATTATAGTTCCCGTAGTTGATACAACCTGTAATATATTTGAGTTTAATTTATTTTTAACCGTGCAACGAACTGCATCATCACCATAAGTAAACATTGAAGATTCTATACTATAATCTTGAGCTTCTGCTGGAATTAATATTACTGGAAAATATATATTATAATTTTTAGGAGAACCAACAGTTATATCTACTCTTTGCTGAACCTTAAGATCCATCTTTGCAGAAAGTATGGCTCTATTTAAATCACTTACTTCGGTCAATACTTCTGATCTACTAAAAGATAAATTAAAACTATTCAGAGTATTTGTAAAATATTCTTGTAAAAAATTTGTGATAGTTGTTTGTATAGCAGAACCTGTATCGTTAGTTAAACTAGGATCATAATTAAAATTACCCGTTATTTCTAAATATGTTTCTTCGGGAGTTACATATTTATTTGAAATTGACATAACAGAAAGTTTATCTGTAAAGTTAGTTTCAATGCTATTTTGTGTTGCAATTTTTACCGCCTCTGATGTTCCATCTTGATATTGAAGACTAATATATACCCTACCATAATCAATAGGGACATTATCTTCTCCACCCCATACTGCAACATCTTTTATAACGGGGAAGTTAGATAAAATCATTGCTCTGTAATCTGCAGATGTTACTAATCTTTTCTGAGCTGCAAATTGAAGTGGTGCTAATTTACGAATGGATTCTATTGTTTCTTTTTCATAACCTTCTGTAGAAGATTTTTGTGTTTGAATATTAACAGGATAGTTTACATCATTTAAAACATAACTATTTGCACTTTTAAAACCAGAACACCCATTTGCATCAGTTCCTCTTGAAGAAAAATATCTAACTACAACTTTACTCCCAACAGGAGGAGATTTACCAAAACTCTTACCATCACCAAAATTAATCTCATAGTATCCGTTTGGTGATTCTTTTATATCAAAGAATGTAGTAGTTGAGTCCACAGTAAGTGCGGTATCTAAGAAATAGTATGAAGTAAATTTTGTAGATGTTGGTGTATCGTAAACATTTACTGTTATTTTTCCAGTATCAAGAGATTCATCTGGTATGACATATATTTGATTTTCTGCTGTATCATCAACAATAAAAGTTTTTGTTTTAAACTCGCCTTGAAAAACTTTAATATCTGAATCTCCATTTACATCAGAAAATCTATACAGTCCATTCCCATCATCCTGTGCACTGTAATTTTTATCTGTTATAAATTTAAAGGTTTCAGATTCATTAGATGCATTAAATTCCCATCCAGAATTTAAAGTTATTGAGGACGGTCGATTTGAAACACCGGAAAGATTAACATATAGCGTTAGTGAAGAAGATGATGGAGTTCTTGATCTTGGTCTATAACCAAGAGCTTCGGCGTGTGATACAACTGATGATCTTAATTGCGCAGTATTTAAAAATGCTTCATTAGTTGCAAAGTTTGCGGTAAGCCCATTAAAATGTGTATTATAAGCTAAAACATCTAATACATTAGATAAGCCGGATGCTTCAAAGTTATAGTCAGAAAATTCCGGTTGCTGTGCAAAATAAGTTTTTAAACTATTTCTTATAGCATCAAAATCTAAAGCTGTTGATGTAATATTTGTGGCCATTATCTCAACCTCGAAATTTCTGTTTCTAGTGTAATTGTTTCATTTGTACTTAATATAACAAAAGTTATTGATACGTCAAGAGAATTTGCATAATCTCTATATGAAGTGGATACGTCTATTACTTCAGCTCTTGGTTCATAATTTTCTATTGCTAATTTTATTCTTTGCTCTACTTCAAAATCTAAAAACTGATCACCAAGTTCAAATAACATATCTCTAATACTTCCACCAAAGAAAGGTACAAAAGGTTTTTCATAGTGATTTGTAAGAATTAAATTCTTAACAGCTTGTTTTACTGCATTAGCGTCAGTCTTTTTAAATATATCACCATTCTTTTTCTTTTTAAATGCTAAATCAATATCCGAATATATCCTACTGCTTGAAGCAACTATTTTCACTCCAGCATCTAATTTTCTATCTTCAATTGATAATGATCTTGATGGCATATTTTTCTCTTATTTTATTGTATTATTTATAATGTTTTTAAGGTAATACTTCGATTAAGTCTGTTGTTGTCTGTAATGTACCGTTATAAACTGTTTTAATATTTTTATTAAAAAATGCAGTATAATTTTCTGGTATAGTCGGCATACCAACGCCTACCTGAGAGTGTAAAGATCCATCAGTATTATAATTATCATAGTACATAATTAAATTTTCATAATTAGTATTATCTTTTAAATATACCGCAAAATCAAAAGATTTGCTATTTGAAATTTGACCAGTAAATGAGTCATAGACTTCATATACAACAAACTTACCATCTTTAGCGGATTCTTTAATACCTCCGGGAGTCAAAGTTTCTTCAGGTCCGGGTTTATATAAGCCTTCAACAACTACTAAGTTATATCCTTGAAATTGATCAAGCTGATAAAATAAATTAATTATTTCAGACTGAGGATATAAATTCCTTGCTATATTTTTTCTTTGTTCTGCACTAGTTGTATGATTTAAATTTATAGGGTCTTTAGCTCCAGCTATAAACTTAGAAATAGGAATACCACTTCCAAGATTAGTTCCCATAGTAATATCACTTTGTTTATTAGGATCATACTTAGAATCAACGGGTATAGTTCTTTCTACTCCACGAGATGAAGACTCTCTAAGTGTATATTTTTTACTTAGGGCTTCTTCCCTTCTTGAACCTATTGGTGTATACCCAGTTCTTGCTGTTTGATTTATACCTTTTATTCTACCAATTTTTTCTGGTGCCACGGAAGCAAATTCAGAATTAAGTGATTCATTTGCAACTTGGCTTTCCAAAAATTTATTATTTTTTAGATTAGAAGTTTCTTTCAACTTTGATCTTACTTCTCCAGTATCTAATTTTTTATCTGTTATGCCACCAGAATTTTTAGTTTGATTAATGCCATCTAGTATTCCACCATCTCTGTCAATTCTAATTTCTCTTACACCTCTATCTTCATTAAATAGAAATGCATTAACAATGGTTGAAGTTGGTTTAAATTTTTTACCTTGTGCCACAGGATCTTCTTTACTATGTGCAGTAGTATCTACAGATCCACTGTGTGACGCACCTAGGGCAGCAGTACCAGCTTTCAGTGCACCTTTTGCTGTACCGTTTAAACTACCGTGAAATACCTTTGCTTTCATAGTTTTCTTTGCTTCGACTTCACTTGCATGCAAAG